TTCCAAACACCACAGATGCGTGAGGGTGGCGGCATCATGGCTGGCATTGCGCCTATTCGTGGGTATGCGGAGGGTGATTTGGTTGAGGGTGATGATACTTTTCGACCAATATCAGCGTTTGCAGACTTTTTGAGGAATCCCCAAGACTTCATTGATCCTCAAACTGTTGATGAAATATCCAACCTAACTCCAGAAAGGGCGCTTGAAATAATAGAGAGTAACCCTGGAGAAGCTGCCACTCTTGCAATTTTAGCTGCATTTCCCTTCTTGAGAGCAGGTAGAGCTGGTCTTCAAGCGTTTCGTGCCAATCAAGCAAGAAGACCCACAAAAATGACTGAAGCCGATATAGCTGCGCCAAAGCCAGGGCCAAGAACCATGAGTGAAAGAGACATCATGAGAACTGGGCCTAAATCTGCATCTAGAAAAGCTGACGAACCTAAAACAGATGCGCCTAAAACAGACGCTCCTGAAGCAGATGCTGCTCCAGGCATAACCGCTCGTGCCAAAGATTTTGCAGGTTTAGTATTAAAAAATCCTGTGAAAAGCTTAGGTGGTGCGGCAGCTGGCGCGGGTATTTTGGATCTGGGATTCGGTACAAATATCCTAAGTTCAAGTTTAGATGCCGCTCTCAAGGCAGGAAGAATTACAAGGGAACAATACAACCAGCTTTTAAAGACGCCAGAAGTGAGCGCTTTGCTTGAGTCGTTTAGAACCCAGCCAAAACCTCCGACAAAGCCAACGACTGATGTTGTGGTTACCGAAGAGACTGGTGATGACGGTGACGATGAAGGAACAAAGAAAAGAGGCTTCATAGACATGTTCCGCGATGCAAATGAAAGGTTGCGTGAATTTTATTCTGATCCAGCGACTCAGTATGGGCTTGCAGTCGCCGCTCAACCAACAGAGGGATTCGTGCCTCGTAACGCCTTGAGTGATTTCATCATCGGTAGAGAGCAATACAAAACTCTTGAGGCTGATAGAGATACCGCCTTGATTAGTAACTTTAATTTCTTAAAAGAAAACACTGATTTATCTGATGAGGAAATACTCTCCAAGCTATCTGGGGAAAGAACTTCACTAGATCAATTTTTATCTATATTCGGTCCTGGCATAGCTAGTGGAACAGTGGGTGCAGAAGATATAGCTAGATTTTCTAGTTTGTTTAATCTAGAGGAGGGCGTCAGTCAGCCTGGAATCACTATTGATGCAGAAGGCAAAGAAGTAGAGCAATGATAAGAATAAATTTGCCTGATGGCAGGTTTGTTAATATCGATACCGAAGATCGTGATGTCGCCATTGAGGCTGCAAGAAAGTATTTAAAAGAAAACCCATCCATTGAGCGTGGCGCACAGCTAGGCGAAGAAGACATATCTCCTTTTGGGGATATTGGTAGAGGGATACAGGCTGGTGTCGTTAGTGCCGCAGAAGGCATAACTACCCTGCCAATGGAGCTTTTAGGCTCTGAAGAAGAAGATATTCAAAATATCAGAAACTTCTTTGATAAGTACAAGCCAGAAACTCAAACAGAGATAGGTAAAGGCGCAAGGTTTATTGCGCAGTTTGCGGTTCCTTACATTGGCGCAGCTAGGGCCGTAAAAGGCGCTGGAAAGCTAACAGAGTTTTTCTCAGGTGTCGGCGCAGACATAGCGGCGACTACTCCTGATGTTGAAACCCTTGGCGACTTCTTTGACGCTGGCCCCACCAAAAGGATAGACACATCTGATTTAATTGGTGCAGAACTATCTGCAGCAAATCTATCTAATCGACTTCGTGTGGGTGCAGAGGGCGCTGCTGTTGTCTTAGGTGTGCCTGCCATAGCAACTCTTGGCGCTAAATCTGTTGGTGCTGTAGCCGGTGCCGTTGGTAGAACTGACTTTGCCAAAGCTGCTGCACAAGCAATTCGTGATCCTGAAACACCATTCAGCGCCGTTGGCGTAAAGCCTGATCTTGAAGACCCTGAGTTCATAGGCAGAAACATCAACCGATCAAAAAAGTTTTTGCGTAAGTTTTTTAGTCAGCAAGGTGAGCTTCCAGATAGATTCACTGCTCAATATGACGCGCTTCGTTTGACACAGATATCTGCTCAAAACTCCAGAGCCAGACAAGCTGTAGAGAAGATAGAAAACGCACTTTCTTTTGTGAACAAGAACGCAGGGCTCTTCAACAATCAAGACAAGTCACAAGTTCTTGATACCTTAAATAACTTTTTGTTTGCAGAAACAAGTGGGCTGAAGCCCGGTCTTAACAGAGATGTTGTGCGTAACAGAGCAGCACAAGAACTAAAAGAGATCGATCAAATAATTGGCAAGAACATCCCAAAGAGCTTATTCGGCAACAGGAAAGAGTTAAGTCTGTTTGATGGCGCGAGTGATCTGCGAACTCAAATTGACGAGTTGAGTGCTTCTGTAAGAGACATACTGAAAGACGGACTTCATAGCAAGGAAACGAAAGACGCTCTGATTGAGACCATAGGGAACAACGAAACCTTTTATGGCATGAGAATTTATCGTGCTTTGAATGATGTTAACTACACTCCAACAGCTGAGCAGGCAGAACTCGCTGTTGAGGAGCTTGTTAAATCAAGCCGTGGTTTAGATGAAGCCTCTCAGCTTAATGAAACACAAGCTAGAGAGTTGCTGAACTCTATGCTTCAAGGGAACTTTAACAACGCTCAAGTTAGACCAAGAGATGTGGCAGATATACCAACGCTTCAAGGTGTATCTCAAGGCATGTTGAAAGGTAGAAAGCTAGACGACTTGCCAGCAGTAAGAGACTTTTTAGGAGAGTACACAGGCGCAAAAGATGTCGCCATGAGGTTCAGGCCAGAGCGCATTAGAGCTAGAGATGTAGGAGAGCAAGAGGTCGGTCTACGCACAAAGATGGTGGAGACCGTTGATGTGATGTCAAAGCACATTGCAAAGACTCAGTACTACAAAAACCTAATTGATTATAACGATAGTCTTGGTGACGCCAGATTTATATTTGACACGTTGCCGCCCAATGCTCGCCTTGGTGAATACTCAAGAATAGGTTCAGAGGCGGGCAACCCTCTTGGTGAGATCACAGATTCTCAAAAAGCTAGATTTGGCCCACTCGCTGGCAAGTACATAAAGAATGATTACAAAGCTGCTCTTGAAGGATCAGCAGATGTTTTTAATCTAGGCAACAAGCTTCCTTTGTATTCAACCTTCTTGGGCTTGAAGGGTTTGTCTCAAATAGCGAAAACTGTTTATAGCCCCATCACTCAGATTAGAAACGCAACTACAGCAGGATTCTTTGCTCTTGCAAACGGTAATGTAGGTAACTCTCAAGCTCTCTCTAAGTCAGTTTCAACAATCTTTAGCAACTTAAATCAAAGATTGAGTGGCCCAGGAAAAGACAACATGACTTTGAAAGGAGCTCAAGATTACTACAATGAGCTTGTTGACCTGGGCGTAATCAACACCAACGCTAAGATTGGCGAGTTTGAATCACTGCTCAACGACGCAGCCGAAGCAACCATGTTTGGTTCCAGGGGCACTGGCAAGCTTTTCAAGAAAGCGCAAAGCCTTCAAAACAGTTTTGCTGCAAAGCTTTATCAAGCGTCTGATGATGTATGGAAGACATACAGTTTTGAGATGGAGCTTGGCCGTCTTGAAAGAATATTTGCCAAGAACCCAAACACCGCTCTGCCTGTCTCTGATCCCAGAAACTTCACAGAGTTTGGGCCAGTCATAAGGCCATCTGAGCTAACGCCAGAGCAGCTTAAAATTGCTATGAAAAGAGAGGCTGCTGAGATAGTCAAAGATACAGTCCCTAACTATGCAAGAGTTCCTGAGTACATCAAACGACTGAGGCAAGCACCATTTGGGAACTTCGTTGCTTTCCCTGCTGAAATGATCAGAACCAGCGCAAACATCCTTGGTCGAAGCATTAAAGAATTGGCAAGTGAGTCGCCAGAGCTTCGAGAGATAGGTATGAAGCGTTTGACTGGCATCATCTCAGTCAACGCAGCGATACCCATGGGGCTAACAAAAGCTGGAATTATTCTTACTGGTGCGGATCAAGAGCAAATTGATGCTTATAAGAGATCAGGTGCTGCGGATTGGGATAGAAACTCTACGTTGATACCTGTAGCTACGGACAAAGATGGCAAGGTCACAGACTTCTATAACTTTTCGTACACCAACCCTTACGACTACATAGGTCGCCCAGCTGCTGCAGTGTTCAATGCTGTGAACAACGGCATAACCAAAGAAGAAGAACTAACCGCGATAGCTTTTAATGCCAGTCTCGGTAAAGGTGGAGCGGCTAGAGAGTTTTTCTCTCCGTTCATGAGCGAGTCAATCGTTTCAGAAAAAGCTTTAGATATTTTAAGAAACAACACAACGTTCAATAGACCGATTTGGCGAGAAACAGATACGCTAGGAACGAAGTTTGGCAAAGGCTTTGCGCACTTTGTAGATGGATTAATGCCTGGCGCCAGCCCAGTAGATCTAACAACAACATCCACATCACCTTTCCCCGGTTCTCTCTCGTTCACCCTAAGAGATTTTCCCAGAGCAGTTGCCTCAGTCGCTACTGATGATGCAAAGCTTGGAGTTAGCAAGCAGGGGTATAGGCTTGATCCAGCGCAGGAATTTACAGAAGCTCTGACTGGCGTGAAAAGTATCAAGCCCAGAATGGAAAGGGTGCTCTACTATCGTGCTCGTGAAGCCGTAAGAAACGTTGGAGATGCTGCAGGTATATTTAACCAAGTGGCAAGAACTCGTGGAAACGTAAATGCTGAGGAAGCAACACAAGCATTTATCACTGCAAACGAGCAACGCTTCAAGGCTCTGCGCGATCTCAACATGGCCATAGAAGACGCTAAAACTTTAGGTCTCTCTAGGTCTGATATTATCAAACCGTTAAGAGAAGCTAAGACACCGTACTTAGGCATGGTTATGTCTGGTAAGTTCAAAGCTTTCTTCCCTAGCCAAGAAACAATTCGTATTGCTCTTCGAGGCAATGAGGATAAGCTATCAAACCCACTAGATCTGAGGGCAATCAGGCAAGAGTTTAGACAGTTTCAAGGCGCACCTTTTAGACCGCAAGCTAGAGCGGAAGAAATTGCCGCACAAGAGGCTGCTGCGCAACCTGCACCACCGCCACAACCTGCGCCTCAAACAGCGCCTACACAGCCTGGCACAGCGCCTACGCCACCATCTGCTCCTCAAGATCTCAGTTTGTTTCAAAGGGCGGTACAATTCTTACGCCAACAAGAAGAAGAGAAACTACTAGGCGGAAGCTAACGTGATTCCCAAACGAGCCCCGAAGAAGAGCAAGTACTTTGCAAAGAGAGTTGAATACGATGGGATCGTGTTTGACTCCAAGCTTGAGGCTGCTCGATACAAGATACTCAAGCGTCATGAAGAAGCTGGTGAGATCACTGATCTTGAAGTCCAAGTAGACTTCCCGTGCGTGATCACCGTCGAGGGTGAGGACAAAAAGATCTGCTCATACGTTGCGGACTTTCGATACAAGCGTGATGGCGAGGTGGTGGTAGAGGACACCAAGGGCATCATCACCCAAGTGTTCACGCTCAAGAAAAAGCTTGTCGAAGCCCTCTACCCTGGTCTCAAGATACTGATCGTCAAAGATCCACGAGAGTGGGCCTAGAACGGCATCTTCCGCTCATCAACATTATCAAGATAGCTGCCAGGGAACTCACGCCTCACGCTCTCGCCAGTCATCATCAAACCCGCCTCAAAGTCTGCCTTAGATAGTTCACGCATCTCTACGCTGCTGTAGTGATACTCACCCGTCACCTCAGACGTTGAGTTGTAGAACTCCATGATCCCAACCTGATAGGCCACAGAATCCTCTGTGCTCTTGCCCGGCAGATGGTTTGCATTCACAAGCTCTGGTATCCACAGATGGTCTTTGCAGCCAAGCTTCTGTTCTTCAAGCGACAACGACTGTTGCTTGCGTTTGCAGAACCACACGGCGCCGTTTGATTCAGTCAGTGGCTTCACGTTCTTGCAGTTCCTGCAGTTGACTGATTCAGGCAGGCGGCGACCAAAGTAGATGTTGCGATACAACTCCGACTCGTTCTTCATGCGCCAATCTTTCTCAGACATGCGCGTGTTCTTGTCAGGTGCGTCACTGCAGATGATACGCTGCGCCTTGGCTTGCGCTTTTTCCCAAACCTGTGGATTGAAGTCGATGATCTCTGTGTACACACTGCTGTCGTTCTTGTTGACTACAACTACCATGCACTTGTTCAGGCCAAGCGCACCCATGTAAGCATGGATCTGCCATCGATAGGTTTCACTCCAGGCTTCGTAGCTTTCAAGCTTTACGAGCTCTTTGAACCGCTTGTCGTTGGCGCTCTTGACCTCCAGCAGCAAGATCACCTCTTCGCTAGGGGGTGGCAGAACGCCCTTGAGGAGGCCGTCACAAGAGCCTGCGAAGTGCCCGCCAAAGAACGATGCACGAAACTGGTTGCCGTCCTTGTCATGTGAGGCGATGGAGATAACATCGGTGTTACGAATGTTCTCGACCACCTGGTCCTCAATGCGGTTGCCTAGATCAAACAGCCGCAGCATCCTACCGCTGAAGCTTGCCGGTAAGCACCAGCGGAAGCCCATCCACAGTTTGTATTCATCGTCATCACCAATGCCGCTGAACCCAAGATGGCCACGAAAGCGGTTTTCTTTCTCCGCTAGTTGCTCATCGATCCGATCAAAAATGGACGCTAACGACATTCCAGTATCTTCCTTCTTTTCTTACAGTGATTTGTTTGATGTGGCTCATCACCTTTACATGTTTCACCAGATCAACAGCGTGATTAATGTTAGTTGGGCACGGGAAGCCGTTGGTTAGTGATCGCCACTTTTTCTCTGCCATCGTGCCAGCTTTACCTTTCATGCCGATCATGATTGGCATGTTTTGTGGCCAATAGTCGCCGGGACTTAAAAACATAACATTGAGATAGTCGTTGCCATTCTTCGATGTTTTTAACTCAGCTGAAACCCACTCTACGTTCTTGATGCGCTCATGCACCTGCACGGGATCTTGAAGCTCATCAGATAAAACAGAGCCGCTCGCAGCCATGCGTGTTGATGCCGCATCCTTGTCTTGCTCAAATAGCTTTGGCTGTTCGATAGGCGCTGGCTTCAAGGCACCGCACTCAATGCATGTGTCACGATCTGAATCGTTGACGCCCAAGCACGAG